GATGAATTAAAAGCATTAGGTGAGGTTATAGATACAGTCACAGGTGGAAATGGTGGGATACAGCATTTTACGATTAAAGGTGTTCCAACGCCAGCGTATACCAATAAATTAAACAGATTACAGCTTAGCTTAATTACCAGGCAGCAGTTGTTAGATAAAATAGAAAGCCAGAAGAATGACATAGAAAGTTTTATATGTAGAATAGAGAATAGTATGATAAGAAGAATGCTGGAATATAGGTATATGGAAGCTATGAAGTGGAGTGAAGTTGCTAAAAAGATGGGAAGCTGATTATTGCCGTGTAACGTGTGATAGATTTTTAAAGGGATATAATAAATAATTTGTTCGTTTTTTTCGCTAAAAAGATGATAATATTTAAAATGACAGAAATTGGGATGGCAGCTATACGTTTGTGTATAGCTGTTTTTTGATAATAATAAAATGGGGAGAGAGGTGATGAGCGTGACGAATTATGAATTGGCTGAGCAGGACTATATAGCTGGTATGAAATATAAAGAGATTGCTGAAAAATACAATGTAAGTATTAATACTGTTAAGAGCTGGAAAACAAGATATGGATGGCAAAAAAGTGTGCACACAAATGATAAAAAAGTATGCACACAAAAAAGAGATTATAGTGTTGTAAGAAAAGAAGCTGCTGTGACAGAGGTTGAAGACGTATTGGAAAATATGGATTTAACTGATAAACAGCAGCTTTTCTGTTTGTATTTTATAAAGTGTTTTAATGCAACCAAAGCTTATCAGAAAGCCTATGGCTGTAGTTACAATACGGCAGCAGTCGAGGGGTGCCGTCTCCTTAAAAATCCTAAGATAAAAGAATTGATAAGAACTATGAAGCAGGAGAGGTTTACAAAAGATTATCTAACACAGGAAGATATATTCCAAAAATATATGGATATAGCATTTTCAGATGTAGGCGATTATGTGAGATTTGGAAGAAAACAAATGCCGCAGTGGCGTGAAGAAAATGGAGAGTATGTTCCTGTTATAGACCCCAACACAGGAAAGCAAAAGATAATTGAATATAACTATATAGATTTAAAGGAGTCAGAAGAAATTGATACAAGCATATTAGCAGAAGTTTCTGATGGAAAATCAGGAATAAAGGTTAAAATGCAGGACCAGTTAAAGGCTCTTGAGTGGCTTAGCACACATATGGATATGGCCACACTTGAACAAAGAGCAAAGATAGACCTGCTTAGGGCACAAAAAGATAAACTTCAGCATCCGGATAATGAGGGAGAAGATGAAAGCGTGGTGATTATTAACGATGTCTGAGATTAGAATAAGTGACCTGATAATACCGAAGTACAGGTCATTATTTAACAATAGGCAGTATAAGCACATAATACTTACTTCTGGACGAGCAGGGACTAAATCAAGTTATGCAGCAATAAGAGGAGATTATGAGCTTGTAGCTGGAGAAAAGAGTTCTGTTGTTGTCCTAAGAAAACATCACAACAAGCTTAGAAAAACTGTCTATAAGGAGATGCTTAGAGGTATAAGCAGATTACAAATTCCAAAGAAAAAATTCAGGATAACTAAATCTCCAATGGAAATAACCTATCTTAAAAATGGCAATACAATGTATTTTGCAGGCTCGGATGGTATAGATGACACAAAAGGTATCATCGATGAAGAGAGACCAATAAAACTTGTAATCATAGATGAAGCTACGGAGTTTTTTGATGATGGAGAGGGAGAAGATGAAATACTAAACATAGAAGCTACATTCGCAAGAGGGAATAATGGTGGATTTCAAATGATATATCTGTATAATCCACCGAAAAATCCCAATGCACCTATAAATGAATGGGTAAAAAAGATGGAAAAACGTCCAGACTGTATACATATCCATACAGACTACAGGGATGTACCAGAGGAATGGATAGGAAAAGATCTGATTGAAACAGCAGAGGCATTGAAAGCGGTAGATGAAAAGCAATACAACTGGATATGGCTTGGGCAATGTGTAGGAATAGAGGAAATTATCTACTATATGTTCAAGCAGGATATGATAGTACAGCCGCAAAGAGCTGCATATCCAATAGCAATAGGAATTGATTATGGACAGATGAATGCTACAACATACCAGGCATTTGGACTGGATAAGAGCAAAAAGAAATTCAGAGGGCTTAAAGAATATTATTATTCTGGCCGTGATACAGGTAAACAGAAAAGCCCATCGGAATATGCAGAAGATTTTAAAGATTTTTTTGAAAATTTACAGGAGATGTATGGAATAAGGACTGCTTATGTATTTATAGATCCTTCTGCAAAAGGTCTGGCAGAGGAAATAAGAAGAAAATGTCCGGTTATAAAAATAGTTGATGCCCAGAATGATGTACAGCTTGGAATAGCAAGAACACAAAAGCTTATGAGCTATGGAATATTAGAAGTAAGTCCGGAACAGGAAAATTTAATACACGAGGCAGGAATATATGAATATGATAAAAAGTCCATAGAGGCGGG